TGGGTAGCAAATAAAAATGCAGTTAAGCAAAAACCTATCACTCAAAGAGGTCGTAAAGTCGAACACGGCCAGCCGCCTTGGGATCGATAACACCCCAGAGGACTGGGAGATCGAAAACCTCAAGGCTGTAGCAGAGAAAGTATTTCAACCTATCCGCGATCACTTCGGTGTACCTATCGCCGTGAGCTCTGGATATAGAGGGAAGCAGCTAAACAAAGCCATCGGAGGAAGCAAGTACTCTCAGCACATGGTAGGTGAGGCGCTCGACCTGGATGCCGACGTATTTGGTCGCATTACGAATGCAGATATCTTCAACTTTGTAAAAGACAACCTGGTTTGGGACCAGATGATCTGGGAGTTCGGGGACGATGAAGAACCCAACTGGGTGCATATCTCGTACAAGTCTGTAGGGCGAAACCGTAAACAGATTAAGCGAGCCCGCAGAGACGAAAAGAATAAAGTTTATTACACAGTAGAAAATGCCTAAACAAGTATTTAACTACGCCCCTGGCGACAGCAAGAAAAAGCGTCCAGGGGTCCACGCTAAGACGAAGATGTCTAGCAACAAGACCAGCAAAAACTACAAGAAATCCTATCGAGGACAAGGAAGATAAATTTGTCTATATTCGCGCTCCTAAAATTTTTTATCATGCGCGAAAAAGAAGAAGACTTCAACGTAGATTTCCTAGATCCAGAACGAGTAAAAGCGACCGAAGAGAAGGTCAAGAGTGGCAAGATTGTGTGTGATATCCATGCACCAGAAGGCTGCGAAAACTGTAGCGGATAAATTCGCTATCTTTGGGGTATGTTAGGATTATCTCAAGGCGTTTCTTCTTCTGCTGCTATATTCGAACGAGTCCCTTTGGTCTCTTACACGAGTGATTTCAGTAGTTCTGTTGATGGATTCCAAGCTTATGACGCTATCGGCGATGCGGTGGACACTAATGCTACTTTAACGCCAAATGTAGATTTTGGCGGAAAAACCGATGTTTTAAAAATTACATGGTCCTCAACTGAACCTGACGGGTTCTTCTACCTTAGAAAGTCTTTCCCCGACCTGGATGATCAAGACGGTACAGTCAACTTTTTTACTTTTTCTGCTGAAATCTACTATAATTTTACTACCACTGGTGACGTAGCCACCATTGTTCAAGCTGGGCATATAGCCTCTGGAAATAATAGCATTATCCCCGCTACAAATGTGCAACAGGATCAATGGGTGACAGTAAGTCAGGATAAACTTTTTAATTCACAGAATTTTAGTGAATACCTGTACATTGGTTTTTTTGACACGGATGACAAGCCAGTGGGCGGAGACGAAATGTATATAACCAACATTTCCTTTACATTTCAAGACATAGGCTAAAGTGAATTGTAGAAACGTTGCACCGCTAGCCTACCTTTCTGCGACAGCGCATACCGAACTCTGTAATTCATTTTTGTCTCGTCCCGAAACAGATGATCCTCTAGAGTCTGCGATGGCGTAAGCTTATCGAAGTGCTTATATATGTATCCAGAAAGAGCCAGCGGGTAGATCATTCTATCTGCTAGGTTTTTTCTATTCATCCCGTACTCGGACGCTACATAGTCGATAGTAAAAAACTCCAGATCGTACAAGAACAGCATCAGGTGCAAATACGACTTGGTGAGGTCTGGGTTTCTTTCTAAGAAATCGTTAGTAGCAGAACGCAGGTTTTTTAGGTGGTTGTGCTTGACGTATTTCTCTGGAAGTTTAGACACTTCACGAAACAATCTTGTTTTTCTAACTGTCGATTTAGGCATCTGTATTCTGTCGTATATTTGACTTAAACAAATTTACATCATGAGCCCTAGCGACACCCTCTTCTTTGCGGAAATGTATTCTCTCGTCAAGAAGATGGAGGAGACTATAGAAGAGTTCGACATGAAAGATCGAACGCTTGCATCTATCGTAGTAGGCGTTCTTGACCTAGACGCAATCGAAGCTGGTGACGAAGAGACAGAGATGAAGACCATGTACAGCTTTAGTCTTCAAAGCAGGCAAGAGCTTGAGACTATGAAAACCATCATGGACAATGCGTACTCGGATGAAGACGAGGACCTTGAAGATCTCCTTGGGAGCTTGGGTATATCCCTAAACTAATGGAAGGACTTATTAGAAAGATTGTCATCGGCAAAGAGCCGAAAGACGGCATGGCGTATTATATCGGCATGCGAGCAGGTAAAGGAGAAGTATCTGCAATCCTAGAAGATGATCACCATCTTCACAAATTTGGAAAGAAGAGATATCTTATCTACATTGAAAACGAAGAAGGAACTCTTCTTTGGAAGGCTGTCGATGAGATGCCTTGTATGCTTGAATACGATTTAAATTTTTAATTAATGAGAACCTTTGATTTGTTCGTCGTCAAATTAGAAAAGACGCTGAACGATACCATCACAACCGATAGCGGATTAGAGCTATACATAGACAACAAATATCATGAGTTTGAAAACAGAGTTACAGAAGGCCCTGTCGTGGCTGTCCCGTTTAAGTACGAAACTGGTGTCCAGCCTGGCGACACGCTTTACTTCCATCACCTCGTGGTTATCAACGACGGCCAGCCGCTTACTGGTGAACCTGATCACTACATCGTCAGGTATTCTGAAGACAACGCTGTCAGTAATCAAGCTATTGCTTTTAAAGCTAGCGGTTCTGACGCTATCGTTCCTCTTGCGGGCTGGAGCCTTCTTGAACCCGTCGAAGAAGAGGAAGTTCAAGAATCGGAGATTATCGAAGTTGTCAAGCTTAAGCAGAAACCAACAACAAGAGGTAGAGTCGCATTTACGTCTCCTGGGGTTGAAGAAATAGGTCTTGAGGTCGGCGATGTAGTTGGGTTCAAAAAGAACATGGACTATCGCATCAAGATAGACGGCAAGGAGTACTACCGCACTCGTGTCGAAGACTTAATGTACAAAGAGCTTTGATATGTGGAGTAAAGAAGAAACCTGGGAGCTCCTGGAGGAAGAGGAGTGTTTGATCGCTGATGGGTTCAACGAAGCCGTTATAGGAATCGTTTATGGGGTTCAGCCCAGAGCCGTTTATAGCGTAAAGAAAATTGTTGACATCCTTATGGAGGATATGAGCTACGAAGACGCTGTTGAGCATTTTGAATATAACATAGCTGGCTCATACGTAGGAGAGAAAACACCCGTGTACGTTTACGATATCCAAGAAGATGTCTAAGTTCACTACGATAAACGCATCTAAGAGGTTGATGGCAAGCATGGAGGTTGCTATCAATAATATGATTGAAGAAGTGAAGAAACCTGTGGACCCAGAGGCTGGCGGGTCTGCAAGAAAAGCAGAATTACAATCCATTAAACAAACAGCTATTGACTGTAAAGAGTTGCTGATAGAGCGTCAGCGTTTAGAACAAATGGTTAAAGAGCTACAAGACAATGGATCAATCGAAAAAGAAAAAGACTACTCAGGTGGATTCGCAGAAAAATTCTCAAAATAGTCCTAGCGGTTTGATATACTGGGACGACTATGACTTTGATAATCAAGACAATACGGCTGGTTACTTAAAGATAAATATATGCACCCGTAGCTCAGCTGGATAGAGCATCTGCCTTCTAAGCAGACGGTCACAGGTTCGAGTCCTGTCGGGTGTACGAATTAAATTAAATGTCTGTACTTATAGATATAGAGGGATATGAGACTAAAGGGATTAAGATCGACCCTAACGGTACAGAGGGAGCTCACGTCGAATCGAGTGGGCTACTTATTGTCCTTCCAAAAAAACCGAAGCGATCTGAGATACTCTTCCATGACCAACCAAAGGAGTTGCAAATGTGGAGCCGCCTACCTATGCCCGAAGAGTTGCAGAGGATTCGAAGTATGGATGAGTGGTTCGAGAAACCTGCCGAGTTTCGATCAAGGTTTCGTGTATACATCGAGAAAGAGTTTCAACGCAGGAGGGACGGCGTTTGGTTTTACAACAATGGGGAGCCTACGTATATTACAGGGAGACACTATATGTTTTTACAGTGGTCTAAAATTGATATCGGATACCCATCATACCTTGCTTTCCAAAGAGACATCTTTCTCCACATGGCTGCTTGCGAGGCTGATCCTCGCTGTTTCGGTCAGCTTTATACTAAGTGTCGTCGCTCTGGTTACACCAATATATGCTCTGCTGTACTTGTTGACGAGGCTAGTCAAGTTAAAGAAAAGCTTTTGGGCATTCAGTCAAAGACTGGTAAGGATGCCCAGGAAAACATCTTTATGAAAAAAGTAGTCTCTATTTTTAGAGGCTACCCCTTCTTCTTCAAGCCTATCCAGGACGGTACCACGAACCCGCGTATGGAGCTAGCTTTCCGTGAGCCATCGAAACGGATTACTAAGAACAACAAAACGTCTCAACGCGGAGATGCGCTCAACACCGTCATCAACTGGAAGAACACTACGAACAACGCATACGATGGCGAGAAGCTGCACATGCTGTACCTGGACGAGGCGGGCAAGTGGGAGAAGCCTACTGACATCCGTGAGGCGTGGCGTATAGAGCGTACATGCCTTATCGTGGGTAAGCGCATCGTAGGCAAGGCGCTGGTGGGAAGTACGGTAAACCCCATGAACAAAGGGGGAGAGGAATACAGGGGGCTTTGGGAGGACTCTGACCCCAATGAAAGAAATAACAACGGTAGAACCAGGTCGGGACTTTACAGGATATTCATTCCCGCATACGAAGCCTTAGAGGGTTTCTTTGATAAGTATGGTAAAGCAGTAATAGACAACCCTCCGAACCATATCCCTAATATGACTCGACGCATAAAGTTTCGGGGGGATATCATAGGTATAGACGGGGAGGTTATAGATCAAGGCAGTAAGTCGTACTTGAAAAACGAACGTGAGTCGTTCAAGGATGATCCCTCTGAGTTAAACGAAATAATCAGGCAGTTCCCGTTCACCGAGGATGAAGCCTTCAGGGATAGTATCGAGGGGAGCCTGTTTAACATCGGCAAGATATACCAACAGATAGAGCATAACGATAATCTCTACCCGAACCCTGTAGTTCAGGGTAATTTTGTCTGGAGAAAGAAGGATGAAGAAGTAGTGTTTTCGCCTGACCCTAACGGAAGGTTCCGTGTAGCTTGGCTTCCTCCCGACCACCTCAGAAATAATAAGGCTGACGATCGTGGCAAACGCATAGCTCCTAATGCGCATATTGGCGTGGGAGGTGTTGACTCCTACGATCTTGATGCTACGGTAGACGGGAGAGGCTCGAAGGGTGCGCTGCACATGTACAATAAATTCAACATGGACGTTCCGCCAAACATGTTTGTGGTAGAGTATGCTTCTCGTCCTGACCTCGCTAGCATCTTTTATGAGGATGTTTTGATGTGCGCGTTTTTCTACGGGTACCCGCTGCTTATAGAGAACAACAAGTATGGGATTGCAAGGTACTTTGAATCAAGGGGTTACGACGGTTACTTAATGGACAGACCACAACATTTGCGCAATTCGAATTCATCCAACAACGTAAGGACGAAGGGTATCCCGTCTAACTCTCAGGACGTGATTCAATCTCATGCTCAGGCTATTGAAGCTTACATCCACGATCATGTTGGCGTCAGGGCAGAATCTGGCGAGATGGGTCAGATGTTGTTTAACAGGACCCTGGAGGATTGGATTGCCTACAAGATTGACAAGCGAACTAAGTTTGACTTGACTATAAGCTCTGGTTTGGCTCTGCTTGGAGCGCAAAAAGCAAAAAAGAAAAAGGTTAAGTCAGACTTTCAGGATAAGACTTTTTTTAGGACTTACAAGCCAAAAGCCTGGCACTCTTAGTTTTACTATATTTGCATTGAGTTAATATGACTCCACTCAGTGCAGATGAACAGCAATAATAAAAAACCAGCTAGCTTTCCAGATCCTTTAGCTCCCTCACAGGAGAAGCAAGGGAAGGATTATGGCCTGAAGTATGCCAAGTCTATTTATAATCAATGGGGTATCT